CACGTTTAGACCCAGTAATAAAAAGTGCTGGGCTTTCTCATTTAATACGGCCAAATGTTATCAAAAAGAAAAACCAGCGAACCGGTGATACGGATTTTAGTAAGGAGTTTAGCGGTGGTTCATTGATTGCCGAGGGAACTAAAAACGCTGATAAGCTCCGACAAATATCTGTTAAGTACATTTTTGCTGATGACTGGGAGGCTGCTCCAAGTGCTGATAAAAAAGAGGGTTCAATCCGTACGCTTTTGGAAAACCGTGCTACGTCTTACGGTTCTACAAAAAAGATTTTCTACATTTCTACACCGGCTGTCAAGCAAACTTCAAACATTGAGCCGATTTATTTAGAGGGTGACCAACGCAAATGGAATTGGAAATGCCCGCATTGTACCGAGTGGATTCCGATTGAGTTTCGTATAGAGAATGAGGACGGAACATTTTCAGGTTTAAAATGGGAATTAGATAAATTGGGAATGCTAATCGAGGAATCGGTACACTACGAATGCCAAAAGTGTAAAGGCAAAATTTACGAAAAGGAAAAACGAGCTTTGAATATTGGTGGTAAGTGGATTCCAACGGCTAAACCTTTGCGACCACAAATAAGAAGCTATCAATTAAATGCCTTGGTTATTCCTCCGGGGTTTACGTCTTGGATTGATTTAGCTTATCAATGGTTGGATGCTTGCCCGCCTAACGCTCCTATCGATGACGATAAGTTAAAAGCATTTTTAAACACTAGATTAGGTCAAACGTGGGAGGAAAAAGGAAAATCAATCAGGGTAAATGATTTGATGGAAAATAATATGAGAACTTATCCTATTGGAGTTGTTCCGGATGTTACAATTGAAAAAGACGGAAACGGAAAAGTAATTTTAATTACTATGGCTTGTGACTTAGGTGGGGTTATGGAACAAAATAACGAGGACGTTAGATTGGATTGGGAAATGATAGCGCACACTTCAACCGGAGTTACGTATTCAATCAATCATGGATCAATAGGAACATTTAAACGTTCACGTAAAAAATCTGTTTCGGAACGAGAAAACGAAAGTAATCGAGATAAATATACTTATTCATTTGGTCAGCGTTTTTCTGTATGGCCGGTGTTGACGGAATTGATAAAAGGCAATTTAGAAAGCCAAAGCGGTGACGTTTACAATGTGGATATTACGGTTATTGACACGGGACACTTCACCAAATTAAGTTATGACTTTATCAAATCGATAAATGATAGGGTTGTGATTGGAGTTAAAGGTTATGCCGAGGAAGATTATCGAAAGCTAACCAAAGATACTCCGATAATTTCAAGGAGTAAGGAGTTGGTCGGGTTATTGTATATGCTTCAAGTAAACCAATTGAAAGATATTTTGGCATCTAATATGCTTTTGCGTATGGGTATGGATGGATTTCAGCCGTCAGGATTTATGAATTTCCCACAATCAGAAAAAGGAAAATACACTATGAAAGGTTATTTTTCGCATTTTGAAAGTGAAACAAGGGTTGAAATTAAAAAGGGTGAGGATGTGGTTGGTTTTGCTTGGAAAAAGAAAAACTCCAGCGTAGAGAATCACTTTTTTGATGTGGCAGTCTATAACATTGCAGCACGTGAAATTTTCATAGACTTTTTGAGGCGTTCCCATTCTCAAAATCGTAATTTAACTTGGGAGGATTATGTATTACTAATTGAAAACCGATAAATAAAATGAAAGAAACTGAACAAAAAGACGCAATAGCGATTGAATCTGTGAAGCGTCAAGAGATTGAAAAAAAAATAGAGTATTTGGGTTCGCTTAAACCGCAAAGGAATCATATTTTATTTGAAATAAATTTGAAAGAGCGAACGATAGTACGTGCTGAATTTGAAAGTAAAGAAGTAGATTTTGAAAGTGCAAAGGATAAAAGTTATGCATTGAGCAAAAAAGTTTTGGTAAAGCCGGACTGCTTTTATATTTCAGCATTGAACGAAAAAAACGTGCGTAAGGTTTTGAAAAATAAATTTGGAGTTACGTTGTAAACTAAATCAAAAGTCATCATTAAATCAATGATGGCTTTTTTTTTATAAGTTTGTAAAGAATTAAAAATCAAATCAAATATGAATGATGGAATTTACACGGTAGAAAGTTACATTGAATGTAAGGCTACCGTAAGGGATAAGATAAAGGCTATTGATGCTCTGATTGATAAATTTGAATTAAAGCTTTTGGAAGTTGGTGATTCAGTTGTGTATGATGAGTACTCTATGAATGATGGACAAATGAACGTGCGTACCAAGTACCGAAGTTCAAACGATGTTTTGCAAGCCATTGACAATTTGGAAAAGTTAAAACAGCGATATGTGAATAAGCTAAACGGTCGTACAGTAGTTTTAAGAAGCGGTAACATTTAAAAAAAGAGATATGGGTTTTTTTGGTAATTTATTTGGGAACTCCAAAGAAAATAAAACGGTAGCTGAGGTTGTGGAGACTGAGCCAAAATCGAGTGCGGGATATACCGGAATTGATTATTATCCCGGAGGTGGTGGTTATTATGGTCAGAGTCACGTAATAGTTCCAAAAACATTCGACGGTGAGAAAAGTCCGGGTGATTTGGGGGCTGTTATTCGCAATGTGCCGGACTATTTACGCTTGCGTTTACGTGGTATTGATGCCTTTGTAAAGACTGATACGGTAAAGCTTTTGACAAATAGACGGGTTCAATGGGTAATAGGTTCAGGGTTAAAACTTGAATGCGAGCCGGAAAAGGATGTTTTAGCGGGTTCATCAATTGAAATTAGCCCCGAATTTCAACGAATGGTAGAGGCACGATGGAAAGTGTACTCTAACTCAAAAAGATGCGACTACGAAAACCGTAGGACGTTGCACGAAATAGCCAAAGACTGTTACGCTGATAAATTCAAAACCGGTGATGCTTTGGTTATTTGTCGTTTTGAAAAGTTTGGGCCGGTTATGCAGTTGATTTCCGGTGAGTGGGTAAAAACTCCTTTGGCTGGAAATGCTGTTTTAAATGAAAAGGAAAAGGACAATGTTATTTTGCACGGTATTGAGTTTTCGCCAAAGGGTGAACACGTAGCTTACTATGTGCAAAAAAATAAAAGTACTGGTGTTAGTATTGAGTTTGAAAGGATATTGGCTTATGGTTCAAATTCCAAAAGGCGTATGGCTTGGATGGTTTACGGGCAGAAGTTAACGAGTGACCAAAAGAGGGGAGTTCCTGAGTTTACGCAAGTAATTGAAAAGGTTATGAAGTTAGACCGTTACACCTCGGCATCTGTAGGCAAAGCGGAACAAGCAGCAAATATTCTTTTTGCAATTGAGCATAAGGAGTTTTCTACGGGTGAGAATCCTTTGGCGGATTTGGTTAATCGAAAAGTAACGGGTACGGGTTCAAACAAAGATGTTATTGATTCTTATCAATTGGGCGATGGTTTGGCGAACAAAATTACACGCACTACTAATAATCAAACTTTCAATATGCCGCAAGGTTCAAGTTTGAAAAACTTTGGAACGGATATCGAAACCTCTTACGCTGATTTTCACTCAGCCAATCAGGACGATATCTATTCAAGTTGTGACACGCCTCCTGAAATTGCGAAACAAAAATACAATTCGAATTATTCGGCATCAAGGGCGGCTATTAATGCGTGGGATTACATTGTTTCGATTGACCGAGACGATTTCGTGAATCAATTTTACAGACCGTTTTACGCCTTGTGGTTTGAGTTTGAGGTATTGACAAATAAAATTCAGGCTGACGGGTTTATAAAAGCGATACAAAATGATGATTTTATGGTGTACGAAAGCTATTTACAATGTAGATTTGTAGGACGTAAGATGCCACATATTGACCCATTGAAAGAAATTAAGGCAATTCGTGAGGCTTTGGGTGATGACCGTACGGCATTAATTTCACGTGAACAAGCTACAGAGGCTTTGGGTTATGGTGATTTTCACGAAAACATTCAGGAGTACAACGAGGAAGATGTAAAGTTTAATTTAAAAATAGAAGACAATGGCACTACAACGGCAGTTACTGACCAACAACAATAGTGATTGGAATGAGAATCAACGATACAAAGTTGGTGACGTGGTACAAAAATTAGGGGTTGTTTACCAAAATTCAACGGGTAAGAATAGCGACCCATTAGACTTGACTGATTGGGTTCAGGTTTCGCCTTTATCGAATAATTTTACGCAATACAAAGAGGATTTTGCGTATGTAGGTAGTAATAGTTTTACCGTTGCTGATAGGTTGGTGATAACGCAAGTTCTTTACAACAAATCGGATATTACTGATTGGAGTTTGAGCGGAACAACACTTACAATAGTAGGCACATTGGTAGCGGATGACGTTATTGGAGTAAGAGGATTTACGTATTAATTTTTAAACATTTATAAGCGATGAAAAAACAGATTTTATTTTTGGTAGCACTTTTGGTAAGTGCTTTGAGTTTTGGTCAGGGTGGATTTACTCCGATTTCAAAATT